TTTTTTATGTCCTTTCTTCCCGTTTTTCTGCACCCTATTTTTATTAAAAAAAAGATGATTTGGTTCTTTACGCCCTATGATGACCAGAAGCGGCTCTTTTATGCGATAGACCGTTATATCGGGTTAATCAAAAATGAAAATGACTGGGTGGTAATCACTGATGGGGATATTGCCTTTTTAAGACCGGATTTTGGAGAGATCATAAAAAGGTACACGGCTGATTATCCGGATACCGGACTGTTTACCTGTTATGCAAGTCGTTGTCATTATCCGATTCAGATGCCTCCAGGCGTTAATATGAATTCAGATTCTATTTTGTATCACAAAAAGATTGCTGATCAGTGTGCAAAGGATTATAAAAACAAAATTGACGAGATTAACGGAAAGATTGCCGGACATTTAATGGCAATCCGCAAAGGCACGTGGGTAAATATCCGGGATGAGGTTTACCACAAAACAATTCGTAAAAATATCCTGGGGGTTGACAGCAAGATCAGCTACGCTGTACTGGAGGCCGGATTAAAGATCCGACTGATCAAAGAGCTCTACATTCTTCACTATTGCCGGTTAGCAGAAGGGATGGATTATGATCAACATTTAAAATGAAGTTATTAATTGACTAATGGAAGAGCATAAGATAAAAGTAATCGACTGGATAAAATCCAGCATGAATTACAATGAAGGGGTAAGTTTGGTTATTGAACTCTCTGGCAGGCAAGGGCTTTTAAGCCAGTTTGCCGGTAAAGAGAATAAGCTAAAAGACAAATTAGCCTATGAGCTGTGTAAGGTTGCAGGCCTGGCCAATCATACCAATTGGAAGCTATTGATTGAAAATATCGATGATTACGGGAGCGATGATTTTGATCAGCGGCTTAAATCTAATCAGACACGTGTAGCCCCCAGGGGATCCAAAGAAGCCATTGATGTTTTCCGTGAAAGGTGCAATGAGGAAGATGAAAATGAGTTTGATGAAAAAATCATTTTTCCTGGTCTGAAGGATGAGTATCCGGTTATTATTCACCGGATAATGAATGATATGTCCGACCTGTATCAACAGCGGAGCCTTCTGCACGGTAAAATGGTCAGCATGGATGATTCGAATAAAAGAATTCGGATTAAGGAGCGGGTTAAACTACTGGATCACATCAAGCAGATTTCTGACCGGTTTATTTTTCTTTACGAGGCCAAACAAAAATTCTTGGTTGACTGGAAAATCCCGGAGGAGAGCTTTATTTATCCGGAGGAATCAGCCCCCAAAGATGATAATCCGGTAATTCAAAAGAATGAAGTTGAATTAAAAAAGCAAAAGAAAAACCTCCAAACCTCGAATTCCAAGGATCAGAAGAAATTGGGCTTAATTGAAAAAGCCAATTTAGATCAACTGGGCGAGAACCCCGTTTCCGCTAAAGGTATCCTGATTGAACTTCGGATCAGAGAACGTATAAAAATGATTGAGGATATTGATTATCAACTGGTAAATCTGGAATAGATGTTATTTAATTCAAAAGATCTGGTGATAGTTGATCCTGAAAATGCACCAAATACTGCAGATCATAGTTTAAAAAATGAAGCCATTGGTTTGATCTCAGACCAAGGGGAAAATACTTTTATAGCGGATACCGATAAAAACCTGAGTAAAGCGATCGGTCAGCTTACTGCCAGGAAGGATACGCATTATTACAGCTGGGGTAATTTTAACCTGGTGCGGCTGATCATTTATTTAATCCGTCAGACCGGGCCGGTCCATTGCCTGATGACTTCTTACTCGTTCAGTCAAACCAGTATTGAGCAACTGCAAAACCGGATAGAAAAAAAGGATTTGCTGTCGTTTCGGGTAATCATTGATAACCGGGTGAAGACCATGAGCCCGAAACCCTTTCAGATGCTCATGCAAAGTTTCGATTACAAGTGTACTTCGGTTCATGCCAAGGTTGCCTTGCTCTGGAATGACAAATGGAAATTGTCTATTGTAACCAGTCAGAATGCAACGGATAATCCCAAACTGGAACGTGGTACCATATTTACAGACATGAGTGTTTTTGACTTTGATTTAAAAGTTTTAGAAGATGAATTTAAGCACGGAACAGCTTGAAATGGTGGAAGAGATGGCCGGCCTGTTCTTCTCCACGGATGATATAGCAATTTGCCTTGAAATGAATGAACAACAGGGCGAAGAGTTTGCGGATGGAGTGGCCCTGAAAGCCACTGGCGTACCGATAATAGCTGCTTATCACCGTGGGTGGTTAAGTGGTGAGGTACTACTACGTAAAGCCATTAAACAGGCTGCTCTGAATGGTTCCAGCCCTTCGCAGCAGCAGCTCTTAAACTTTCAAAAGGAGAACAGAAAATGAGTAAGCTCTCATTGGAGGAAACCAATTATGACCTAATCAAGGCTCACATCCTTGATCCTGCTAGCTCGCCTTTATCGGAAGCAAAGCAGGAGCAACTGGAGCGGGTGATGTCTGTAATTAAAGTGTTGGATAAAAATCCGATTCGTAAGAATGCCTTTATGCTGCATCAGCAAAAATATCCGCATTTGAGTAAATCAGCGATCTATGAAGATTTGGTGCTTGCTACCAAACTTTACAATACTGTTCATGAATTTGAATGGGGTTTCTGGAGAAGCTGGATGATCAATGATATTGTGGATAACATCTTAACCTGTAAGAAATCCAAATCCGATAAGGATAGGCGGATCATTGCAATGGAACATGCTAATTTAATTAAATTGATTGGTGTCCAGCCGGATGAACTGGTTGATCCAAGGCGCAGTGAGAAGCATAAATATTACATTTTGATTCAGAACAATCACCAGGAGGTAAAGATTGATCTGGACAGCATTGAGAATTTGCCCAATGCAACCCTGAAAGAGATCAACCGGATAATTTGTGCCGGTGATGAGATCACCGATATTGAAGCAGAAGAAATCATGAAGTCATGATTAATGAGCTAATTGAACTGAACAGGCCGCAGCAGCTATCCGTTTTGAGCAAGGCGAAGAGTGAAGTGAATATCCACGGGAGGGGCACAGGCAAATCGTACATCATTGGATGGGAGATGAACCGGATTATCCGGAGCATGCCTCGGTCAGTAACTTCCATTACAGGAAGGACTTTCGGACAGATTTATACCCGAACCCTTCCATCAACCCTTAAATTCCTTGAAAAGCTTGGATATGAAAAAGAAAAGGATTTTATCATTGGTGGTAAGCCTCCCAAACGTTTACATTTTCAGGAACCGTATGAAAAGGTTACCCAGTATGACAATTTCATCTCCTTTTCCAATGGTACGGGATTTTTAATGCTTTCTCAGGAACGGGCAGGCTCTTCACGTGGCCCCAACCTTGACCGGGAGATTGTGGATGAAGCTTTGACACTGAACAAGCAGCGATACGATGAGGAAGTTTCACCGGCTAACCGGGGGAATGAGGATGTCTGGGGATTCAGAGTTAATCCGAGTAAGCGGGTGCTTCAGCACCACGGGTTTAGGTATGTTTCTTCCATGCCTTATAGTGCGGAGCAGAAATGGCTGTTAAAGTTCGGAGACTATTACCAGAGAGAAGAGAATATTTTAATCTTCGAAATCTGGAATAACATCGTCAAATTGCAGATCCAGCTTATTGATGCTTTCAAGGAAAACAATACCGGATTATTTAAGGATATCTGGAATGAAACGGTAAGGTTAAAAATGAAGATAACCCCTTTTGTCTCCAAAGAGGGAATACTCTTTACCCTGGCCAATGCTTTTGATAACATTAAGAATTTGGGCTTCTCTTATATCCTACGGGAATATGAAAAACAAAACCTGCTCACCTTTATGATTGAGATACTCAACTGGATCATCGACCAGGTAGAGGATTGCTATTATCATCTGGATAATCAAGTACATATTTATTACAATGCATATAATGATGATTTAATCAGGGGAATTGCAGAAAATAGTAATTGGGATATTAATCAGCTGGAGAATGAAAACTCTCAGTTTGATTTGGATTGTGATCCGGGAAAGCCATTGGAGATTGTTCCGGACTGGGGTTCTAAAATAGCGCTGTTTTCAGTTGGACAGGAAAGGAGCTATAATTTTGTTACCAAAATCGTTGAAAATGTTGATTGTACAATTAATGAGTTTTTCGTCAAATCGGATACCCCCGGGGTTATGATTGATGATCTGGTGGATAAAGTGTGTGGCTATTATTCACTACATCCCAATAAAGAGGTTATTTATTTCCGGGACCGGTATGGAG